GGGTCCAGGCCTTCTCCGCATCTCCCCAGCCCTCGTAGTAGTGGAAGTCGCCCAAACTGGATTTGATGTTTTCCAGACCAGCGATAGGCAGACTGATACCCATTGCCCTAAGTGTTGGTACCTGCATAAATGCAAACGCCACATCGCGGTAGAAAATTTGGGCGATAGCATCGAGCATGCCCCCCAGTGAAGGCATTTCGACGGGGATAGCACCAACAGGGGCACCGGAAGCTGCTTCCAACGCACTATTGATCAGCGACGAAATGATGTCCCCGCCGATATTCACCAGAGCCGACGCCGTCTCGTTAATGCCCGGGGCGCTGGACCCCCCGGTCAGGAAGGACGTGTCAGTGGCCTCGAAGTACTGGAACTCCGACGACTTGATACCGGTGTATTTGCCTTCCTGGAACACCACCCACGGCGCCTGCGGCGAAGTGCCGAAAAACATTGGGGTGTAATACTCCCCGGGGAACGTGGGATCCCCGGTGAAAACATCCACACCCTCGGTGTAACCATCAGACGTCAACTGGACGATGCCCCTCGTCAAACCAACCAGGATGGATCCGCCGAACGCCGTCTCGCGGCCCCACTCGTTGTTGTCCTCCACATCCCAGACGAGGCAACCCTGTTTCAACGGGATGGAGGTGTAGAGGTCTCGCAGCAGCTTTTGTTCACCCAGCAGATTCTCGAACGGGTGCGGGTCACGATCCGCCAGATACCGGCGGCACGTCAACGTCAAACCCGTGTCGTCCAACACTTGTTTCGCCAGGTCGTAGAACGACCCGAACCGCGAAAACACAATCGTGATGGGGGTGTTGTCCCCCAACAGAGGGTAGGGCTTCACAATGTTGCGCCAGTTACCCGGCCAAAAAGACGGCCCCATCCACTCGTTGATATCCAAAGGGTCATCAGGCAAAGACCACAAAGACCCCTCAAGGCGGATGCACAGGTTCACGAAAAGTGTTGTGAGCAGGCAAAAGCGGGCAGGCCCAAACATCACCCATAGCTTGGGAAATTGGAATTCGGGCCTTAAGAAGGGATTAGCTCAGTCAGGCTGCGTGGCCTGCGCCCCCCCGGTTGCCCAGGGGGGCGCAGACCCAGCAGCGGATATGTTTAACTTCCTCGAAGTCGTGCAGGAACGTCACATCAAGGTAGCAGTCCCCTGAGTCCTCTTTGACCACCCGGTAATCGGACATTCGGCCCGACCACCTGACGCCTTGCTTCTCGATTACCAGGTGGATGTTTCGTTTTTGGCGGCCTTTGTGGTTCATGATCCACTTAGCCAGGTAGTGATCTAAGCCGAGTTGGATTGAGGCGGTGCCGGTCTCGTTTTCGATTTCCTCGAAGTCGCCGGAGCGTTCGCCGGCCACCACACCGCGCAGCTGGTAGTCCCCGTCGTACAGTTCGACGACTGGTTTCTCCAGCCGCATCTTCTCCAACCATGCGCGGCGTTCCTGAACCTTCCCCCACAGGTTCTCGTGATCCGCCAGGCTCGACAAGCCGCCGGAAAGGTCAGCACGCTCCAAAACCGAATCCACGTTTGTCCTCCCACTCCCACTCATACCGGCTCTCCGGGGAGAGCGGGTTGCCGTCACGTTCAAAGTTGTGTGCGCTGCCACCACCCGCGCCGGTAGCCTCTTCGGTTTCCTCGTACTCCACTAGCTGCTCCACGGTGAGAGACACGACGGGGACACCGAACAGCCGCAGCACGTAACGCATCAGCCTTCCAATCCCCACGGCCGGCTGAATGGCCTAGGTAGGCGCAGAGCCACCATCTGCCCCGGTTTGCAACCAGAAACGGTGATCTCAAACTTTCGGGCCGCGGTGTACGGCGGGACGAAGTGCTTGAATCGGACCCCGTTCATTCGAGCCCACACTTCCGAGCCGGATTCCGACACCACCTGTTCCACACGCGGGTCGGTGTCCACAAACGCGTTCTCGGCGGGTGCGGTGGCACCCTCCAACCGCACAGCCGTGGTGACCCTCGGTTTCCTGCCGCCCGTCAACGCCACCTGGGTGGGTTCGAGTTGGGGCACATCCTTCCCCGAAAGATTCCCCAGGAACGTGATCTGGAATGGGTGTGACCCTTCGGTGGTGGTGCGGATATCCACGGACGGGTTCTTCCCCCCCGTCAGCCGGGACGCATCGAACTTGAGCATCTCCGCGTTATAGCCGGATAAGCTGCCGCCGAACGTGATCGTGTATTTGCGGCCACCAGGGGTCAGGATCTTGGTGTTCACCGCGATGCCCGCACCCCCGGACAGTCCGGAAGCGTCAGCGGTCAAACGGTTCACGTTCACCCCAGCCAAATTGCCCTGGAACGCGACCTTCCACCACGGCCCACCACCGAACAACCCGGCCCCGGTCACGTTGATGTCAAACGAACCGATACTCGCCAGCTTCGACAGTTCAAACGCAACCGTGAGATTGGATGCGTTGTAGGGGATTTCCCCTGTGGTCTCACCGTCGAACGTCAGCTTGAATGTGCCCTTGGTGGGTTCACCGACGATGCGGATTTCCTGCACACAGTCTTTGGAATCCTGCTCCACTGTCACACCGACCATCGACACCTGGGGGAGCGCAGCCAACGCGGCATACACATTCAGGGCGATAGCGTTGAACGGAATCCAGTCAGTCCAGTTGTCTTCAAATGCAAGCCGGAACGAACCTCCGGTAGCGCCGCCAGTCAATTCGACGGTCTGCTGCTCATTCACCGCCGGGTTGCGGGTGACCTCAACATCCCCGGCGGCGATCTGAGCCAACGCCACCAAAGCGTTCTGGATCTGCGTTGTGGACGCATTATGCGGGATGTTGCCGGTGGTTTCCGAACCGAACCTCAGTTTGAAGTTCCCCCCAGTCGGGCGGCCGTCAATGACCAACTGTTGGATCTCGTTGGTACGCAACCCACCGATCAAACCCGGCAACCGAAGCCTACGGTTCTTCTGGTCGTCGTCCTGCCACGAATAGTCGGGCAGGGTCCAGATCGCCGCCCGCGACTTCGGCGCACCCAGCCACGGCAGCCACGGGATGTACGGCTCCGCGGGGGCCTCAGTGGAACCAGGGACCGACCATTTAGGCCAGATGATCTGGTCAGTCGGATTCACCTTCGGGACATCAATGAACAGTGTTTCCTTGGGCAGTTCGTTCTGCGGCCACGGCCACGGCAACTGCAACGCATTCGGGTCGAAGCTGGTGTCGGTTTGCGTGACAGCGGTGTGAATCTCATCCTCCCCCCACCAAAACGGGTCGTAAGCCACGCACACCATCGACACCCGGTTAATGGTGTGCATCCGCGGATCGGTGGTGGTGTCCACCTGGGGGGACTCCAGCAGTCGCACCTTCAAATAGCGGGTGCCAGACTCCGGGGTCGTCACAAACAGTTTGCAGTCAGCCTCAAAAGACCACGCTTTGCGCCACTCCGAATCCCGCGACAACCACGACAGGTTCTTCGACGGGTCATCCAGGATTTCCACGGCGAAAACCAAGTCGCGCCGCAGAATACGGTGATTCAGATACCGTGAGCCCGGATAGTTACCGGGCTCCTCGGACACCACCTTCACCGGCGGGTCGAAGAACTCCCGCAGCCCCGTCCCCAAAAACACGCCTTTATCCCCGGCGTTAGGGCCGGCGATGGTGAACCGCTCCCCGGTGACACCCTCCAGCTCAACTACGGTGTCAGGTCTCACGTTATCTCCCAATAGTTGCTTGCATTTGCCGGTTCTGAAGGGTTCTTTGGCCGCTCAAAGCGTCATCCATGTTCGCCACGTTGAACACGAAACTGGTTGCGTAGTCGAGCCCTTGCTGCATCAGCGACGGGATAGCGCCCTGCCCGGACCAACCCAGGTCGGACAGGAACTGGTTTCCGTTTGCGGTGGCGAAGTCCAACGGCATCTTCTGGAGGCTCTTGATCTGATCCTGGTAGCCCTGCGACGTGGATGACATTTGCCCGCCGTACTTCTGGGCGTAGGCCAGTTGGTCGCGCTGCAACTCGAGCGCGGTTTTCTGGTTGCGGATCTGCTCAAGCTGCGCCTTGATAGCGGCCTTGTCCGCGTTCGGTGCTCCCTTCGCCAACTCGGCCTGCTTGCGGGCGATCGCCAACTCAGCGAGACGCTGCGTCAACTCCGCAACCTGCTGCTTGGACTCCGACGTGCTCAACGGGGCCAGAGACGCCGCAGCGCCGTCCATTGACTGCCGGAAATCCTGCGCCGGAACCGCCAACGCCGAAACCTGACTTTGCAGCCCCGACAAGCCGCCGCTGAACTGGTTCACCGAACTCGTCGCCTCACCGAGGTTGAAGTTGAACACCACACCCTCGGCGTTACCGAACACATCTTTGACTTGCTGCATCATCAGGCGGGCGATCCCCACCACTTCACCCACAGCGCCCTTGATTCCGCCGGCGAACCCGGTACCGATGGCTTCACCGGACCTATCCACCCAGCCCGACCCGGCGAACGGCCCCTTGTCGGCCGGGGAGTTCGGGAAGAACTGCCTCGCCGCAGCCATCAACGATTGGGCGGCCGCGGCCACCGCACCCGACTGCGAAGAAATGCCGCCCGCGAATTCCCGGCCCACAGCCTCACCGGAAGCCCGGGCAGACGCCGACAAACTCTGCAACGCCGAGGTGATCTGACCCGACCAGCCCTGCACCGCTGCCACGGCCTGGGAACCGCCGTTGGTGACTGCCGACACCAGATCGTTCATGGCGGTCTGCGCCGAAGTCACTAAGCCGGTGAACGAAGTTTGCGCCAAAGTTGGTAACTGGCCGATGGAAGCTTGGAATGCGGTGGTGATCTGCGAGCCCGCCGCCCCGACCGCCGAAACGGCCTGACCCAACGCCCCGGTGATCACCGCGGGAATCTGGTTGAACGCCTGCTGCACCGCGTTGGTGATGTTCCCGGCCTGCTGACCGATGGACAACACCATGAACCCGAACGCCCCGGTGATGCTGGTTTGCACACCCTGGAACGCTGTGGTGGCCGTCAACGGCAGCTGCTGGAACGCCGTGGAGATAGCGGTGTTCAACTGGGTCACACCCGCTGTCACGGTCTGCTGGATGACACCCCACGCCCCGGTGATCGCCGGCGCCAACGCGCCGAACGCCTGCCCCACCTTCGCGGGCAGCGTCGACAGCGGCAGCACCGCCTGGTCGATGCCCTGCTGCAACACCGGGCCGAGCTGGGTGACCGCGGCTTGGGCCTCAGTGATCACCCCGGTCATCTGGGTTCCGATTTGCGCCTTCACCGCGTCAGTGACCCCGGTGCCGGTGAACGCCGACTTCAACGCCTCAGCCTGGGCCTGTTTCGACACATTCACCGCGGCCGACAACTGGTTGTTGATCGCCTCGGTTAAACCCGCACCACCGTCGGTGGCAGTTGACGCCGTCGCGGACAGGTTCTGCTGGAACTGCCTGGCCGCCTCACTGCCAGCCTCGGCAGCAGCTTTCGGGGCCTCACCGAAGAACTGCCGGAACGGGGCCTTATCACCCAGAACCCCGTCCTTGCCGAACAACCCGAGGAACCCCTCGGTCTGCTTCTGGCTGGTGTCCAAATCCTGCTTAGCGCCGGTGATCCGCTCAAAGGTTGCCGCGACATCCTTGATCTTGTCGATCGTGTCGACGATGCCGCTGATGATGGTGGCCACATCCTCGAAGCCGCTTTTCAGCAGCGGCAGGATGTCGTTGACGATCGACCGCAGATCGGCGGCGAAGTCTTTCATCTTCTGCCCGAAAGCAGGATCGGACAGGTTGTCGAAACTCCACGCCGCGATGTCCTTGATCGTGCCGCCGATCTCCCCCAACACCGCTTTGAGGTTCTGCATCGCCGAATCGAGTTGCCCGTTGGCGGTGATCTTGTCCACCCAGGTGGAGAACTCGTTGCCGATCCGGCTGAACGAATCAGCGAGACCGTTGAGGAAGCTGCCCGACAACCCTCTGGTGAGGTTGAGCAGCCCGTTGGTGAACGCCTGGAATCCCGGTGTCGCCCTGGTGATCGCCGAACTGATGTTGTCGATGATGGTGCGGACGCTTTCCAGGCCCGCGCCGCTGGTGACAACATCGACCACACCACCGAAAGCGTTTGACAGGACCGTGGCGACGTTGGCCAGCTGCCCTTGGATTTTCGGGATGAACTCGCCGACCTTACGGAACGGTTCCTGCAAACCCTTCTCGAAGGCGCCGCTGACAGCGGTCTTCAGATTGTCGAAGGCCGGTTTGACAGCCTCGGCTGCCTTAGCGATGCCATCCATGCCCAACGCCAACACCGACGCCGGAACCACCGCGGCGGCCAACAGGCCGGGCAAAGCGACAAGCGCACCAGTGGCCAAAGACAAAGCTGGGGCCGCTAACGCCACGACCGCGGCGGCTATCGCCCCGGCCTCACCGAACTTCGCCATCGAGTTCGCGGTGTTTGAGAAACCCTTGGAAAGCCCGGACAGCGACGACGACACCCGGTTGAATCCACGCAACGCTGTCGCACCGAAACCAGCCGTCGCGGTGGTGAACGCCGCGGAAAACCTGACCAACGATCTACGCACACTGTTGTTGTCGACGTCGACTTCCACCGGAACCTTCACCGCTTGGCCGCGCAAACCACGCGCAAACCCCGCCAGGAAAGACCTCACCCGGGTTTGGTCGGCCTCCGGCTCAACCGGAACCTTCACCGCGTTAGCGGCCGAAACTTTGACCTTCGCGTCGGGAAGGTTCGCGGTGGCTGCCCGCACCTCGTCCCGCAGCCGGCTGGTGTCCGCACCAACCCTGATATCAGCGACTTTACGTTCCAGCTTCTCCAGTTCGCCCTGCAGTTCCTCCCGGAACCGATCCAAATCAGGAATGACCCGGATCGAGACCTTCCCGACTTCCTTCGAACCGGCCATCTGAACCTTCCTCAGCCAACTTTTGGGCCGCGATAGCGGCGAATGAACCAGCGCCGCGGCGCTTCGGACGGTCAGGGATGGGGAACGGCTCCGGCGGCTTCGGCCGGGACTTCACATGCGCCGACACATAGGTGTACTGAAGAGCCCGAACCGCGTTGACCGTCGCGGCAGCCGCATACCGGGACGCGTCCCAACCGCGGAACTCCTGGCCACCACGCACAGCAGCGTTGAACCGCCCGCCCTCAGGCAGGCCGCGGATCAACACCAACAACCACAGCGGGGTCAGCGGGCTACCCGGATGCATCAGATCCCGCAAATCCACCCGGTAATGCTCGAGCAGGTCAGCGGCCAAATGCTCACCGTACTCATCTATGAGGTCGGCGAGCCCTCGGCTTCCCCCGCCTGGGTGCCCTCCATCCACCGCGAAAACACCCGCAGCGTCAACGCCAAATCGTCCTCAATGGACTCCACAAGCCTCGCGCCGAGCTTCTCGTTGTCGGCCACCAAAGGCAGGATCTTCAACGCGATCTGAGCGGACTGCTCAGTGGCCACCAAACCGTCCTGGTCCTCGTCTTTCTGGATGGCGGACAGCTCATCGAGCAGTGTGTACACCTGTTCCCGGGTGGTTTTGGGGAGCCGCAGAAGGTTCCGCAGCGTCAACGTTTTCCCCTCCCCCACGTCCAGTTGGCAGGGGGCGAATTCGCGCTCGATGTCTTCGCGGAGGGAATCCAAAGTCAAAATGTTGTTGTTGGGCATGGCTGGGCCTTTCTCATAGCGGGTCTTTGGCGGGCAGTGTGGTGAAGGGGGGAGGGGAGCGGCCCGCCAGGAACTCCCCTCCCCCGGCCTACTCACGGGACGAAGAAGTCCTTGTTGATCCAGGAGAACTTCACTTCGGTGTTGTGGCGCAGCAGCGTCGCCCGGATGGGCAGCGCCGCGAACTCGTCGGTGGCCATTTCCACCGCATCGTCCCGCCTGAACGACGCCTTGTGGGCGTGGAACCCGATCTTGTTGTCGCCGTCCACGATCAGGATGAACAGGGCCTTCTCCACCGGGACGGTGGTACCGCCGGCCACACCGAATACACCGGTCGTGGTGGGCAGGGCGTCCTTGCCGTAGTACAGCTCGAACGCACCCGAGTCGAACTGGTGCAGTTTGAAGACGAGGTAGTCAGCGACCGGTTTGGTTTCCACCTCGCGCAGCGACTCGTTCTGCCAAGTGCCACGCGTCTCCAGATCGCCGCCGTCGTAACCGAACTCCGGCAGATCATCGCGGGAGGTGTGCCCGACGTTGACCCACGCCACAGGCAGTGTGGTCTTCGCATCCGCGGCAGCCGAACGGCCACCGGCCTTGCCGCCAGCGTCAGCGTCGGGGTCAACAACAACATCGTCAACCCCGGCTTCGAGAAGCAGCTTCGGGGTAGCCAGAGCGGCAAGCTCAGTTGGGGTCGGTGCGGCAGTTCCGACCGGGGCCGTGAAAATGAACCCAGTCGCAGCGGTGATCACCGCTTTGTCATTGATTGGCATGTCTATTTACTCCTGTTACTTGATTGGAAGGGGCCGAACCCCGAATGCGATAAGTCCCTGAACCCGCCAGGAGTCCTGGAAAGGAGACGGGTACTGGGCGGCGCCAGAGGTCTCCCGTATTGAATGCAGATAGCCGGTATCTGTTCGTGCCTGATTCCTCGCAGCCGAATACAGCGCCTCCAGGGCGTCCTCGTACAGCTGCTCGGTTTCCACCAACCCCTCTATGCCGTAAGCGGTCAACTCAATGACCGGCATGGCCAACTGGGTAGGTCTTCGGTCGTGCCGCATCCCACCGATCCGCCTGACTTGCAGCATCGGGAAATCACGAAAGTCGATGTCCTCCACCCAGGAACCGACCTTCACATCGGGAAACGAGTCCCGCAGGATGGGGAGAATGACCGACTGGATGCGAGGCATCCTCGACATACTCACCTCCCTAGGCTTGGCTGTGCGTCCCCGTCATGATGTAAAGACCGAACGGCGCTCTCGTGCGGGTGCCCTCCAACTTCCCCGAGGGGGCGTGCCCGTACTCGATGGCCATCGCGTTCTCGGCGGTCATGGAGACGTGATAGTCGCAGGTGTAGCGGCCGTCCGCTTCGGACACCTCGATGGCGGTTTCGCCGGCCGAGTCGCGGTCGTACTTCACCCACCGTGTTGATGAGCGGGCAGCTGTTAAACGGGTTTGCGCGATGCCCTCCAGGCGGCCCGCTTCGTCCCGCAACGCACCCTTCACCCCACCCATGTGGGCGATCATCCCGTTGAACGCTTTGCCCTTCTTGTAGATCTCAGCCATCAGTGCCTCTTGATGGTGTAGATCAGGTGGGCGGTGCGCGGAGAGTTGCTGTACCTCAACGGGTCACCGTGGATGACCCACCGCTCACCCATCCACTCAATTTGGGACTGGGCACCCAACACGCATCTCAGGCCGCGGGGGAACCGCAGCGAATACACCTTCTCGCTGTCGAACCCGTCCCCGTACTGGTCGGCTGAGGCTGCACCACCGGAACCCAACGGTTGGATGCGTGCCCTGGCGCGGAACCCGCACTTAGCGGCTTGGGTTTTCGTGTTCCCGTCCGCGTCGGTGACCTTTTCCTCCGGGAACACAACCACGCACTGATTACCCCTATCGAGGAGGCTCATTGGGTGAGTGCGGCTTTCACGTCCGAGGGCCGGATCAGCTTCGTGCGGTCCTTGAGGACGTGCGGGATGGTGCCGTCAGCGACGAGCCTCTTCAGCCGGTTCATGGAGATGTCAACGACACCTGGGATGCGTGTCATCGGGATCGGAGTGTCGTCTTCTCCACGGCCCTCCACTCGGTCACCGTGATCTTCGGTGGAGCCTTCCGCCCAGGACTTCCCGGCCAGCAGCAGCTTCGCCAACGACTCTGGCAGGTCGACGTTGATTTCTCCGTTGGTGATTTCCATAGTCACAGCACCTTCGGCGGGGCCAACACGTCGAACGTGACTGAACCAGACGCATAACGGTTAGCTGTGTTGCCGCCGTACATAATTATCATCGAATCCGGCGAGCAAGCGTCCTCAAACACCACCACTCGCCTGCCACCGTTGTCAGAGGATTCCCACAACACCCTCGCGGGGCCACCGGCACCGGACTGCACATACGTTTTCGCTGGGGTAGTCGCCACCTGGCTCATCCCGATAAGCCGCCGATACCGTGCCCGAACATTGTAGCCGTCGGTATCGCCAGAGTTAGCTGTACCTGTAATGGTGTGGCTGGCATAGTTACTCACCGACACCGAATTACTGGCGAACGTGTACGTCGGATTGTTGGCTTTACCAGCCAAATCCGTGCCGGTGGTGCAAGTGACCACAACTTCCTGCGGGCCTTTGCCCGGTGTGATAGCCGCACCGTAGGCTCGAACCTCGCCCCGCGTCTTATCGGTGGGATGTGAACCGCCTGTCAAAGCCGCACCCAACTGGGTAAGCGTCTGCGTGCCGTACTTGACCGTGATGGTCCACACCGACCCGCCTGGAACAACATCGGGGATCGTGAAGCCCACGAACACCACGAGGTAGTCATCAAACTCGCCGGGGGTGTGCGTGTACGTTGCGCCCATCGTTTTCGACGCGGTGACAACGTACTGCCCCCCACCGACAGCGGTGTTGGAGACCCGCACCAACGTGGGGTCTGGTGTGGTTGATGCGGGGCAGCACTGCCGCCGCTCCAACGCGGTGACACGACCGTCAAGCCCGGACAGATCATCCCCGCCTCGGGGCGGCACAGTGATCTGCGTCGGATCGCCAATACGGTCCTTGCTGCCGATCATCGGGGCCATCTTGTTACTTGCAGTCACGGTTTCACCTTCCCGTCGATTTCGATTCCAGTGGCTTCGATCAGCGCCATCACAACATCGTTAAGCAACCAGAACATCTCGGTGACGCTCTGCACCGTGGCATTAGGCCCGTTTATGGCATCCATCAAATCTTGGTAAGCCCTCTTTGTCAGATAATTGTTCAGGACGAACTCAATGACATCGTTGATTGCCTGCCGGGTATTGCCCAGATCGACCTCATGCTTATCGGCCAACGCATCAAGACCACTGGCAGCGGTTTCACCGACACGCACACCGACCGCCTCCGCGTAATTCTTCGCGGCAATCAGATTCTGGTCACAGGAACCCGATACACCTGCGGCAAGTTGTTCCGTGTAATCCTTGAGCTGCAGCTTGGCCTGATTGATATCGGCGTCCACCTGAGTTTGATCCGCTTTAGCCCCAACAGCACTCTCAAGCGCGGCGATCCGCGCCGACAGCGTAGCCGTCGCCGCCGTCACCGCAGCCTCCATTGCAGCCTGGTCAACCGAACCAGGAGTCAACGCATCATCAACCGTCAACACCCGTCGGCCGTTCACCAGTAACGAGCCGTCAGGCAGATCCATGTTCAGCGACACAGGCTTATTCGGGCCGGAAATATCCAAACCCTCAATGCCGACCTGGCCGTCATCGGTGTTCAGCCGGATCGTCTTCGGCATCGCCTTGAACTGCGACTGAACAGCCTCCTGGATCATCGGGCCGAACTCAGTGAGCTTCCGCTCAATGATCGCCTCAACAGCAGCCTCATCGGTGACGCCGGCCGGGATCGCCGCAATCGAGGCGTCGATCAACGTCTGCACCTGGGCCTGCGTCAAACCACCAGACCCACCGCCCGTGGGGAGGGTGCCCAAACCCCCACCAGTGGGCTTCGGGACACCGTAATCCCGCTCCAAAACCTCATAGATGAGGGCTGTAACACCCACAACCGTGATAACAGTTGCCATAGCCTTTAAATCTCCGCCCTAAGAATCGTGTGCCCATCGCCCAACAACAGAGAAGGAACCAGCGTCGTCAACCGATTGCGGTGAACACCCAATGTCGCCCACTCATCGGGCAGGATCTGCAACCTGCCCGTCGTCAACTCCTTGGAAAGCTGGTAGGTGTAGCTGCCGTCGGTCTCCGAAACGAAACCCTCCGGGTTGCGGCACAACCGCAACACCGCATCGGCCTCAACCTGAACCAAGTCCTCCACATCCAGCCGGCCCGAATCAATCCAGGCGTCCAGATCGGGAATCCTGCGGCGAATCAGACGCTCCACATCCTCGAGGCGAACCTCGACGAGCGCCTTCTCCTCCTCGGTCAAAGCACGCGACCAGCGCACCGCCACATCACATGCCGACGCGAACGCCATCTCTCACGCCCCAACCTTCTTCGTGGGGGCTTTCTTCGCCGGTGCCTTCGCCGGCGCTTTCTTCGCCGGGGCTTTGGCCGGCGCTTCTGCCGCAACCGCGTTTTCCGCGGCAGCCTCCCAGCCGCCCGCCGAAACCAGCACACCGGCCAAAACCTCCGGCACGTCGGCTTCCTCGCCGCTGACCTTATTTCTGATCTTCATTCGCAACCTTTCAACCGCGATTCCAACTCGGCCACCCGTTCCTCAAGTGCAGCGATCCGACGCAGATAGTGCTGCCGTTCGTTCATCTCAGCCACATTGTTGATGTTCGAGATAGCCTGGAGATGAGCAGGATTCACACACTGCCGGTTAGCGCAAGTATGGTGGATCGTCACACCGTCGATGTTCTCGTCGGGGTGAAAGAAACTGTAGGAATACCTGTAGGCCATGACGGTACGTGATCTGGATTCCTTTGGAATCTTGTTCAGAGGGAACGTCCCACGTTTACAGGCCAACCAGTTCCAGCAACCACCAAAGTCTCTCAGGTCAACCCTGTCCCAGAACCGGTCTTCCTCAGACCAGTCAAGTCGCAACTTGCGGAGTGGGACTAGCTGATGACCCTTTGCGCGTTGATTAGCGTGCCCAACACAAAAATCACCCCTGCGTGGTTTATCGCAACCTTTGAACGCGCAGCGCGGAGGGGTCGGGGCTACCGACCCCTCCGAAACTGCAAGGCTCACTTCGTGAGTTTCACAAAGCTTGCGGGGTCGTTGACGAGGACGCCGAACTCGGCCTCGACGCGCACTGCGACGAGGTTGTTCTGCCAGAGACTGACGAGGCCGGAGCCGTCACCGTTGGCGCTCATGTCCAACGTGGCTTGGTCGGACACGTCGTAGGAGATGCCGCCGATCTGCCCCCACACCACCTGCTGCCAGTCACCCATGAAGCCGAGGATGTTGGTTGCGTTGGTGACGTGATCCGACAGGAACGTCGGACGGCCCAGCACCCGGCCCGAACGGAACGGGGAGTTGATGTCGGTGTAGGTGGCCTCAATGAACAGCGGGCGCTTACTGGCGTCCACCGCGGCGTTGATGACCGGCTCCGCCTGGTTGTCGAACAGTGTCCCGTTCCACTTCTTGTTCGCGTCGACCAGGAGCTGCAGACCGGCGTTCAGCGACGTGTACGCGGTGTCCGCCGCGGTGGCACCCGACAGCTTCACGCTCTTCGTGGTCTGCGCGACGTTCGCCCCGAACGGGGAGTTCGTGCCGTGCAGCACCGCCGCGTCGAACGCAACCGCAATCGCCTCAGCGACTTTCTGCCGCATGGTGTTCAGGTAGTTCGCGGGATTGACCCGCACCACCTCGGACGAAGCAGCGAAGATCGTGGCGATCTTGTGCGGGACGATGTCCTGTTTGACCATGTCGCCTTTGGTGACGGGCTTCTGATCACCCTCACCGACCCACTTGGCGGTCACATCGCCGGTCCAGTGCGGGATACGAACACCGGTCGGCCCCAAAGGGATCTTGCGGGCGATCTGCTGAACAACGGAGGTCTTCTCAATCTCCGCGAAGTAGTCCTGAGCCAAAATCGGCTCGAGGTAACCCGAGAACATCGCGTCGCCGGTCCGAGCGACCGTATTAGGGGTATTGAATGCAGGCATTTCTGTTTGTCTTCTTTCTTGAAAAGGGGGTTTAGGCGCCGACCATCCGCTTCACGGTCTCCAACAACGGATCACCGTTCAGCGGCAGCACATTGCCCGAACCCTGAGATGGGTCAACAGGGCGCTCCCGGGCGGGAGCCTTGTCCAGAAGCGACTTCACACGCTTCACGCTGTCCGAAACCGTGGCCTCATCGTCACCCTGAATCAGGGCAGCCACATCCAGAACATCCTCAGCTGGGATGCCCTCAGCGAGAACAGTCTTCAACTTCAACAACTCCAAGCTGCGGGCGGAAAGCTCAGCCTGGGTTTCGTTGAACGCTGCGTCCTGATCACCATGAGACTTCTTGAGTGCCTCGATAGCCGCGAGGGCTTCGTTGCGTTCAGTCCGGTATTTCGCGTTCTCCCTGCGAACCTTCCGGATCTCCTCAAGCATGCCGCTGTCCTCTGGGGTGACCTCCGGGGCCACAGCAGATTCAGTGTCGGCGGTAACGGCTTCGTCTGACATGTTGGTTGCCTCCTGGGCGTAGTTGAGAACCCATCAAGGGCTCACGGTTTTCCTTAACTCAGGCCGCGTTCAGGGCGGCCCAGTCAGTTGCGTCGGCCTCACCCGCGGCGATCATCTGCCGCAACTGGTTGAGTGCCTCACGATTCAGGGTGGTTTTGTACCACCCAGGTTTCCCCTTATTCGGCCCGAACTTAGGGCCGTTGCGGGAGTAGAACTTCTTGTCCGGTTCGGCTTCCAAAGCCTTCTCAGCGCGGCGGGAAGCTTCCTCCCACAACGTGAACGCCCTCTGCGATGCCCGCCGGCCAACCCAGTTCTCCAAATCGAACACCGGGACGACTTTGCAGTCGCAGTTCGTGTGGAAACGGTCCTCCGGGGCCATGAACTCCTCAATGTCCCCGAAGTACTCCTCGAGGCTCGACGCCCGGAACATGTCCACCAGCTCGTCGTCGGGTAAATCCACCCCGGCGGACTGCCCCGTGTAATACACAGGGCCGCGGGACACCAACGCCAAACAGAACGCGCACGTCTCTTTCCCGGTGGCGACCCTGGCCCAGCCACGAACCTCGGTGACCGCCAACTCCACCTTGCGGTCCACCGTCACCTTCGACCCGGCCCACGAGGTGACCTCGGCGGTCGGGTTCAACAAATCCCGGAACTCCGCGATCTGCTCATCAGTCAGCTTTACCCGTTCACGCTGCTCGGTGAGTTTGTCGTCCAACGGTTTATCGTTCTTCACCGCGTTGATGATCTGGCGGCGGCCGGCGTTCTCCACTTCACGCACCACCACCGCGGCGACCTGCCCAACCACCTGCTGCGGGGCGGCTTCCACCGACATCGACGCCCGCACCGGCTCCAAAGCCTGGGCGAACCAGGAGAACTCGTAGGGCTCCAACTCCCGCGCCAACACCGGTAAATCCGGGTGGGCCTGGCGGCGGGCGATGTCGTAGAAATCCCTGGCCAGCATCGCTGACTGCTCGCGGCGCCGCTTCACCTCCGGGAACAGCAGCCGCAGAAACGAAACCCAGTCCGCCGCCGTCAACAAAGGCTGCGCCGCGAACTTCGCGAACTGCAACACGAACCGCACCACAGCAGCCGAGATCAACGCCTGCTGCAACGCATAATCCTCAGCATCCACCAGGGCCTCTTTTGGTTACGCGCCGATCACGTCCTCAACGGCGGGTTTGGGTTTCGGTTCGGAATACATGCCGGCCAACTGGCCCAAAGGGTTCTCCTCGGCGTCCCAGGCCCGCATCTCCTCACGCTCAGCAATGGAGTACCCGAGGTCGATACGTGCTCTCTCTTTGCCGATCACACCCGCACCGTTGGCGTACAACTTCGTCACCGCATCGGCTTTCGCCGCATAAGTAGGGGTTGAGGGGTCACGCCACACCGACTCCAGGCGGAACATCTCCGGTGGGGCGTCCTGCCCCTTGGCGACCTTGTAAGCGATCCGCATGGCCTGTTCCCACGCCCCACCGAACAGCTTGTTCTTGCGCTCCACCTTCTTCACCAACCGGCTCTCGCTGGACTTGATCGCTTCAGCAGAAGCCGGATTATCCGAAGAGAAACTCAAGTATTGAGGCGGTAAACCTGTGTACGCGGCCGCTTTCCTATCCAAAGCGTCAAGGGCGTCAACGAAGTTGCGTAGCTCCGCGGCGGAGAACTGGGTGGCGTTCGCATCAGGATCCTCAAACGCCAAAATGCGTGCCATATAGGCGTCGAACAGCGCCTTACCCGTCTCCGGGTCCACCCCCAAATCCTCCGGCTTAACCCCGAAAATCAGACGCTGCGGGATGGCCATCAGCTCCGCCGTCCCCTGCATGTCCATCAAAATGCGGGCAGCCGCATCAGTGACCGACCGAACCTCCGGGCTGATCTCCGACGTGCCATACGTGTCCGACAACCGGGTGCGGTTCGCCATCGGGATCACCGGAACGAACCCCAACGAATGCTTCACCAGCGACACCTGCACCCAGCGGCCCCGCTCCCGCACCCACTGCACCGTCACATCAGGCAGATACAGGGTCGACGCCACCAAACCGGAACGCTCATCGTCATACACAGCGCGGATCGCCTTCGTAACCTCACGGGTCCGCGGATCAATCACCGCATGCAACGACGTGGGGGGCTCCACCCGGATGATCGGAACATCCGGGTCCACATTCACATCAGTGCGCGGGTCCGCAGCCGCCACCGTGATGTAGGCACGCCCATAAATCAGGGCGTCGGTGTGACCCAGCGTGGCCTCCACATCGAGGTCGTTCGCTTGCCACCAGTCCCACAGCTCCGCGTCGCCCTTATCGGCGCCGCCCATGCGGAACCCCTCCAACTCCTGTCTCTCCGCAATCGCATCCACATACAGGCGCGGATACCCCACATGCGCCAACAGCCGGCGCATCTCTGGGGGAACGGCGATACCGATCGCGTCTGGCCTTTTCTCGGCGTCGTAGTAGGCGCGGCTATCCCGGAAAGGGGTTTGCGTGGCTTCGAAAACACTCAGAAGCGCCTCACGCATGTCCTCAATGTCAGCCACTGGCGTTAACTCTCTCTGTAGTCGGCAATCACCCCGGAAGAGGTCACTTGATGACCGACACCCTTCTGCTTCTAGCTTTCCTCGACATCAGGTACTCCTGGCGGGCACCGAAAGCTAAAACCCCGCACACCGCGGCGTCGATCTTCTTTGACGAATCCTTTGACGCCTTACGGATAGTCACCGCATCGAAGTTCGTCGGGTTGCGGCGGGCGTTCAACACATGCTGACGTAAAACCGGGTTCCCGTCGTGGGTCATCTCCCGCTCCAAAACAGCGTCAAGGAACCGTTCGCAGTCCAACGCGAACCGTTTCTTCACCTGGCCGCGCATATCGAACGCCACCGGGCTACCCGGGGACGCGTTGACCTTCAAAACCCGTTTG